TGATAAAGCTCAGGATGCTTTAGAGAGGAAAGCTGAGAATGCTAGGGAACTAGGATTAAATTATGAACAGGAGCAAATTAAATGAAAGATGTAGTATGGTTATTTAAAGGTTTATTTTTACACAATAATATAACGTATACTCACTTTGAAGAAGTGTTTCGTACTCGTGAAGGTGCAGAAAACTTTAAAATGGAATATGATAATACATTAAAAGATCATAATATAGAATGGTCAACAATTGAGCTAAAAGAATTAGGTTAAGATGAAAGTTAAAGAATTAATTGAACAACTTAGTAAGCTAGATCCTGAAGTAGTAGTCGTTAAGGCTGGCTATGAGGGTGGAGTAACTGAGATTACAGGAACTGGTCCTTGCACAATTGCATTGGACATTAACAATGAGTGGTACTATGGTCCTCATGAGCTAGTAACTATGTATAATGGTTACCCAGATAGTAAACAGGAAAAAGCAGTTTTTATTAGTTAAGGAACTAAAATGTTTAATTTGAAATCAGTTGTGTTAGTTGCTTTGTTAGGTGTTAGCACAGCTCAAGCAGCTGATGAACCCCTCCAAAGAGCAGTAAAGGTGTATTGCAATGATGTTTCTAAGACAATGGCTAAAATCAGTGGTACTATGGTTGTTACTTGGATGGATGAAGACGAAAATATTTGGGTTACTTTTAAAGATAAAAAGAGTCAAATCGTAATGGGTGTAGTGCCTAGCGATAACAGGAAAGAGATGTGTATTGTGAGTTATGGTACGCAGATTAATAAACCTAAAATATCCTCCTAATACCAGGGGACGCTAAAGAATAACAAGGAATCGATATGGTTAATACCAGATTTATCTCTGTGTTAATTGGATTAGCTCTATTGTTTGTTGTAATCCAACATCAATTAGCTAGCTATTCAGTACCACAGGTAAAAATGATAGATAATCGTGAAGTAGAATGTTTAGCTAGGAATATCTACTTTGAAGCCCGAAACCAATCAACTAGAGGACAAGAGGCGGTAGCTCATGTAACCCTGAATAGACTTAAGTCAGGTAAACATGGCAATAGTATTTGTGAAGTAGTCTATCAACCATATGCATTCTCATGGACATTAGACAGATTTAAGAGTAAAGCCCAACTTAAGGAAATTAAGGCTGAGGCACTAGCTAATGAGATTGCATTTAAGACTATATTAGGAGAGACTGAAGATCCTACAAATGGAGCTACCCACTATCATGCTAACTACGTAAAGCCCTATTGGAGCAAACGTTTAGAGAAAAAGGTTAGGATACAAGATCATATATTTTATGAATAAATTAAAAGGCTAGTAGGGGCCTCAATCCTATACTCCCCTCCAGGGTGCTCCTTAGCTACTGTCCTTCGGGATGGTGGTTAGGGGGTACTCTGGAGGGGTTTCTTTTTTTTTTTTGTCAAAATCACCAGGTGACGCTAAAGAGAGAATCCTATCCAAAAGGGGGATTTAGGGGGTTAATTGTAATAATATTTAAATTATTATTGTTATTATTGTTTGTTATTAAAAATAATATTATAAAATATTTTTTAAGGAGTACTTTAAAGAGTACTTTAAAATATTATTTTAAGAATTTATCTGTAACACTCGTGTAGAGATACTACCATATTTGGTAGAGGGTATCTCCCAGTGTCTATGGAAACTTATATCTAAAGGAATTTAAAATGGAATCAATCGTACAAGTGGCTATTGTTGTGTTAAGTACTGGTGCCTTCTGGACTTACTTGCATAATAAAGATAAACAACGCCAAGAGGCCCATGATAAGCTTACTGAACTGCTTATGTCTGAGGTTAAGAAGTTAGAGGGCAAGGTTGATAAGCTCTTAAGAGACAAAGAAGAATTGCTTACAATGATCTCTGATCTAAAGATCCAGCTTCATTCTAATAACATTACACCTGTTGTTAAACCAACACCCGCTAGAACATCTAGGAAAACGAATAAATAAGGATATATTATGGACACTGATAAGACTGACATCAGTCACAAAGTGTCTTCTCCTGACCCCACGAGTAAAGACTATAAAGCTAGGACTACTTATGGTCAGCGTGGAGGCCTACGACCTGGACAAGGACGTCCAAAGGGAACTACCACTATATACTCTAAGGAGTCTGTTAAGAAACTTCAGACACTAGGATTTGATCCTATTGAGAAACTTGTGGAGCATTACTATACAGTACAAGATAAGATTACGGACATGGAAGAAGGCAAGACAAGGTTCTCTGCCGTTGCTATGGCTAATCTACTTAACATACAGACTAATGTGATGAATACGCTAATGCGCTATGGTTACAGACAGGTTCCTGAGAAGACTGAGCAAGTAATTGAGGACAAAAAGCCTCTTAAAATTGTGTTTACAAATGAATAATAAAGTATACAAATTAACTAGATATTAGTTTTTTAGTAATAAAGTATACATTTTTAAGGATAAGCTATGAGAGTTCAATCACCTGCTGAATACAGCATACAGAAGTACCAAGAACAATACAATGCACTTAAGGCAGCTTCAGATAAAGTATTCCGAGAGGGTCTTGAAGCTAGAATGGAGATAGCAGAGTTCTATCGAAAACTTGAAGAGATTAATGCGAAGAATAAGAAGGGTGTCTTAACTAAGGATAGTGTAGACGTATACGTTTAAATGTCAAATGAAATTAAATTACACAAAGGTCAGTCAGAAGTATTAAGATATTTGTTCTCTGAAAAGGGCGGCACAAGATATGCTGCTACAGTTGCTTCACGAGGCTTTGGTAAGAGTTACCTTGCTAGTGTTGCTGCTACAATGGCTGTACATGAACTCTTAGAGATGCCTGAAGATACACCTAATAAAAATGTATCAATCATTTGTCCTACATATCAACAGTCATTAGATATTTACTGGCCATTACTAGCCTATAACTTAGGCTTAGAAGACTATGCTGAGAAGTCATCCCAGACTGCTGGAACATTCTGGTTTCAGAATAACGTTAAGCTTAAGTTATGGTCTTATGAAGCATCTGAGAGGATGCGAGGATCAGGTCAATACTTTGTTGTTGGAGATGAGGTCTCTGACTGGACAGGTCAACCAGGACTTAAAGAATCTTGGGAATCTATTATTCAACCTGCTATGACTACACGTTGGGCAGGTAATCATAAGGCTCTTATTATTGGTACTCCTAAAGGTAAGAATTACTTTTATGACATGACTAATTTTGAAGTATTAGACAATAGATGGAAGACATTCAGATATACTTATAAGGATTCTCCATTCTTATCTGTAGAAGAGATTGAGAGAACTAAACGTTTAATTGACCCTATGAAGTTTGCTAGGGAATATGAATGTTCCTTTGATGATTCTGGTGCTACTGTATTCTACATGTTTGATCGTAAGACTCATGTTACTGCTGATCTTCCTTACTTCAATGTAGAGACAGCAAACAAAGAAGATGTCCATGTAGCTATCGACTTTAACATTGGTATTATGGCTGCTGTAGTATTTGCTGTTAGGGCTGGACAAATACATATCTTAGAGGATATGCAGAATGTACTAGATACTGAGCAATTAGCTAAGAAGCTTAAGATACAATTTAAAGACAAGGGACACAGGATATTTGCTTATCCAGATCCTGCAGGACGTGCTAGGAAGACTAGTGCAGTTGCTGGAGCCACTGACTTCTCTATTCTAGAGTCTTATGGTATTGTCTGTAGAGCACATAGAGCTGCTCCTCCTATTGTGGATTCAGTAGCTGCTGTTAATCGTAAATTTAAGAATGCTAATGGTGATATAGATATGTATATACACCCAAGAGCAGAACACACAATTCGATCCCTTGAAAGAACTGTATGGGTTGAGAACAATCCAAATACAGCACAGATATCTAAGTCTGAGAATGTAGAACATTGGACAGATGCTCTCCGTTATGCTGTTGAATACTTATTCCCTGTTCGTTCAGGTACTAAGACAGTCACTAAAGGTTTTATGTTTTAAAGGAACTATATGTTTACACCTCAATTTTATATTAACTCTTTCCAGAGTCTTAAGCATGATTTTACTAACAAGGTCATCACTGATACTACCCTAAATAAAGTAGCTAATGACTTTATTGATGCTCAAACAGCTTGGGCTAACATGGTAGTAAATAATACAACAACTATTACTAAATATTGTTTTGACAAACAATCAGATATTTTATATCCTCTTAAAAGTAATTAATCATGGCATATAAGAAAAGACGTGATCCAGAGAAACGTGAAGAACCTGGTCATAGACGTAAAAAGAAATAAGGCGAGGTAGCTCAGTTAGAAGAGCGCTGGGTTCATACCCCAGAGGACGGAGGTGCGAATCCTTCCTTCGCAACCA